TAATTTAAAATATCCGCAAGTGAAACAATTTTGTCCTGCTGGTGCTCCATAAGCCGCTGGCATATAGCTATCAGGTAAGCTACTTGGGATTTTGTCACCGTCGGGGTAAACATTCATTTTAACGTAAGCCATTATACTATGTTCCATTCTATGCCGTTGTATATGAAAGTTAAACTTCCATAGTTGGTGTTGATCAATGCCGATGCTGCTCCGTCAATCGTTGACGCAATAGCCGACACTGTGATTGAGTTTATTGCTGCAACACCAGCTGCATCTTTTACAATAAACACTGTTCCAGTTGGGCTCGCTGGCAATATCACTGCGGCAGGAACAACTGCATTGGCGGTGACTGCAAGATTGTAATCAGTAGGTAACGCAATGTAAGGACTAGTGTTTACGATGGTAACTGGTACTAATCCAGGTGTGCCTGGAGGTCCTGGAGGTCCTGGAGGTCCTGGAGGTCCAGGAGGTCCTGACCCGCCATTGATAAAGAAGTCTGAACCACCTCCGCCAAATTGCTGTACTACAGGACGAAATCTGCGGACTGGGTACACTCTTCTACGGATTGGCGCCCGTGTCACAAGCCCTAAATTATTAAATATCATACATGTTTTCCTTAGTAGTTCCCACGCCCACCCCACTTGGTGAATAGGCTTTTGAATTTGTTTTCTAATAACGAGTCAGTTACCGTTGGCAGTGGTGCCGCAGGCGTTTCTTCTTTTATCACAACATCTGTGATATCTTCTTCAACTGTTGGTAACGGTGTTTCTTCTTGTACCACAGATGTCGTGATATCTTCTTCAGCTGCCAACGGCAGAATTTCTTCCTCAGCAACTTCTGCTATTACAAAATCTCCGCCAGCTTGTAATAATTCAGTCACTGGCTCAACATTTATTTCTTCAACCACTGTGGGTTGTGTTGTAACCAGCGCAGGTGGTGTGGTCGCAGCTGGGCCAGTTGGCAACAAGGTATTGTAAATTTCAACACCACGTGCAACTACTTCTTCTTCTGAAGGATATACAAACTTGGTGGCAAATGGTAAAAGGACCCCGCTGTTGGTCCATGCTGTTCTTGCAGTAGTAAGCCATGAGGTATGCGCCACAGAATGCTTCTTCATATATTCATCATTGAGTTGCATCCTGGCCAGCTTTAATATTTCTTCAAGGCGCTTTTGTTCTGCCAACTGTTGAGTTGTCATTGCAATACTCCGTGTTTAAATAACACTGCAAATATAGTTCCTACTATGCCCGCCCCTAGTGAAATTAATCCTGCTAAAAACAAATTTTTAATTTTGTCAGACTTTTCATCTGAATGTGAAATCTTACGCTCTAGATTATCTAGACGACTTTCAAGTGCCAGTCTGCGTTGAGCGCACAACGCCACATGAGTTTCTAAGTCAGTGAGCTCTATATCTTTACTGGAACTTAGTATTGCCATTATTTTACTCCGCAAATGTCAGGGGTGACTGTGCAATAATGCCCTTGCTGATCGTGTCAGCAATGCTGGTATATCCTTTGTTGACATGATTAGGTATGCCCGACACTGCAATTTTAATAATGGCGTCAAGTGCAATAGAATCAGCAACAAAGTCTTCGGCTAATCTTGCTCGAAAATCATCTGTCCACAATGCTGTTAAATTGATAAACATTTCGTCCAGTGTATCTTTTGGCCAATGTTGTGGATTAAGTTCATTTAGGTACGTTGCAAGTTCGTTGATTTGCTTGTCCCAAATTGTTTCGTATGCAGAAATATCTCGTTTGGCCTTTAAGGCTTCGGCAACCTTGCTGCCATTGATAGCAATTACAATTAAAAGACTACCAATCTTTTTTGCGGCATTAAAACCATAGTATGGGACAAAGTAATCCCCACAGGCCTGCCCAGCTTTTTTTAAATTTTCTAAAACATTATCACTGTTTACTATACCGCCGTACAGCGCAACTGAAAAATTGATCATGCCCAAACTGTAGCGTGTCCAAAGACTCCTGTTGTCCATGCGAAAGTTCATGGTCCGTTCATTGATGACAACAGTTGGTAAAGGGTCAATGAGCATTGGCTTTACACGCACACCATTGATATAATGTTCTTCTGTAGTTTTGTGTGTTATAGTTTTATACATTTGATCACCAGATGACTGTGGGAGTGGAAATCTGATTCACTCCGATTGCGTTGCCAGTGTTGACTAAATTTTGATTAGATACAGCACTGCCAACAATATTTGAACTGTAGTTTGATCCATATGGGTAGCCATATGGGGTTGGATATACAGGGAATCCAAAGCTTCTATAATAGGGATAATAATAACCTGAAAACATTTTTACTCCTTAAAAAAATGGGTTGGCCTTGTGAGCCAACCCATTAGCTCATTTTATAATAAGCCGCCTGAAATGCCACCGTAGTAGCCACCGTAGCCATAACCTGGGTAGCCATAGCCAAAGCCATAACCTGGGTAACCAAGTCCAAGACCATAACCATATCCACCATAGCCATATCCACCATAGCCACCAAGGACACCATATGGATAGCCGATGCCAGCTGCCATATAACCGCGACCACCATAACCAATTAAACCGGATCTATACATAATAGAGTCCTCCTAATTAACTAATGCTAGTAGGTGTAGAAGTTTGTGTAGTACCAGTCATGGTACCTGTGTTAACTAGACCTTGGCTAGAAATTGCGCTTTGTAATGCGTTTACTGCGCTTAATGAATTTGCACTTTGGTAAGCACTAACCGCGCCGCCGTAAGCAAGACCCAAGCCACCGAATTGAACGCCCAAACCAGTCAATGCTGTGTTTGTGTTGATCAATGCTGTGTTCAAGTTTTGTGTGTTCAAGTCCACAATTAAACGACGTGTAGCTTCTGCTTGTTCCATTGTCAAGCGTTGTGCAGCGGCGCTTGTGGCACCAATAGCAGCGTCTGTACGGGCAGCAGCCAACATAGTTTGTAGCGTACTGTCAGCAACTGCTTGCTTGATGTTAGCTAGTTCGCTTGAATCGTGTAATGCAACTTGCATAGCACGGTTGTTGATGTCGTTTGTTTGGGCGACTTGTAGTTTGTAGTTTTCGAAGATTGAATCAGAAACCTTTTCACGAACGCCAGCTACCTGGTTTGTTAATGCGAAGAAGGGATCAGTTGTTAGCATATCAGCCATTTTATTTTCCTTTAAAGTAAAATTCTAGGCTGTATGTTTGCCTAGGATTGTAAAGCAATAGATTCGATTCTACTGTTGTACAATATTAGTTAAAGGGAAAATTGCTGATTGCTCAAGTGCAATAGTAGTAGACTATGCGTCAGTATTATAAGCGGCCGCTACTGCTACCTGCCAGTGCCAGTTGAGTCCTGTTGCGTACCCCGTAGGCTTTGAGGATAGAGCTGATGTGTACTTTGACAGTGCTTTCACTGATGTTTAAAATTTGTGCAATTTTTTTATTTGAAAGTCCACGACTCGCAACCAAGTGCATGATTTCAGTTTGTCGAGCAGTCAGGCGTATTCCATAACCCACAGTGGTCCGAACTGATGCCTTGACCTTGGGTGTAATACAAGATTCAGGCCAATGTAAATGCCCGCTTAGTAAGTTATTAATTGCGTCAAGAAAATCGGCAAGTCCAAATTCTTTATAACTTGGTACAATGCCGTTTACGTTGCTTTTCTTTAAATATTGAACTAAAGCTGGTTCACATTTGTCCCGCGCCACAATGCCCAACATAATTTTTTGTTTTCCAGTTACAGCGCCCATTGTTGACATTGCACTTGCAATTTCATTTATTGTGGTACCCTGTAATTCTAGTTTACTCTTATCAAATAGGACTAGAGTGGTACTAGTCAGTGCGACCTGATTATACATGGCATTGATCAAATCAAACCATGCGTCAACTTGCACAAAAATACTATTAGTCTCTGTTTCAATTTGATCAATTTTATCATTTGAAATTGATCCTAAACCAGAATCTGGCGCTGAATTAAAATAAATTATCTGATGCATAAGTGCTTCCCTTGTTGTATATCATACTTACAGTGGAGAACTACACATATACACTTGCTATAGTACTACAAGCTACTTCAGTATTAGCTACTTTCCTCACCATTGTTAATTATATTAAAATCAATGACAAAAGTAAATAGAAAGCATTTTACAATGATTGTAAATTTTGCTTACAATTTACCGAACGAATGCCTGAAAGTAGTAGGTGGTTGGCTCAGTTAAATATTCGCGAATGATGGCAACTCCGCCCTGAGGTTGCCATCCATCAGCTATCATGCCAGCAACTATACGATGGAACTCATCGTGTGTTGCGTTGATGACACGATACTCTTGGATCATGTCTTGGTAGCATCCATCATATCTTTAATGAACTTGAACAGTTTACGTTGAGTATCAAACACATAGTCTTTTTCTCCTTCTTCTGACTCAACTGTTAGTACAAAGCCATTGGCCACTTTACGAATTTCCATACGTTCAAACATGATATTTCCTTTAAGTTAAAAATTAAACTGTCAATGGGCGATTAGTCCCAATTCTTTTTGTCGCCGTTCTTTTCATTGTTGTCATAACCTGCATGATATGCTATAACCTCGTCAGCTGTTAATTCATCAATGCGAGGACCACTGGCACCACCTACGCCACCTTTGTGTGGGTAACGACGTCGGCTGTAATAACTGTCTGAAGCACCGCGATCAAATGGGCTTCCGTGTTCTTTGCTATAATCCATTACATACTCTCCTTATCAAATTTCAATTGCTCTACGGAACACAATTTCCTGGCGCGCAAAAGCCTGCACTTCCCATGGTTGGTCCAAGTAAGGGTGTGCTGTTGGATAGAACTTACCCTTCCATTTCTTGCCTTTAGGGGTTACCTGCAAAGTACCATTGGCAAACTGTGCCACATGGGTAAGCTCGTGTGCCAATGTAATACCTAAATTTAAGATATTCTTTGTGGGCTTGAGTACTACCAAAAAGGTATCAATTCCCAACATTGGTATAGTGGAACCTTGATCCTCGAGATCACTATCTAATTTGATCATCAACAAGCGACGACTACGGTTCAGTCCCAATTGGGCCATCATGCTGGGCAAAATGGCCTCAATATAGCGCCTGGTTTTAGGACCTGCTTCAATGTGGTATTCCATAATGCTTCTTTAAAGAGTATTCAATACTGGTTGCAGTACTGCAATCAATTCACGCTCACGAGCATGAGCCGCTGTCTTGCCACGCACCACTTCCAACAAGTAAGGAGTAAAGCCTTCACGTCCGTGTGTACGAAGTGCTTCACACAGGTTCCAGTTCTTGCTTTCTGTCTTTGCACGGCTCAAGTGCCGATTAAAACGTCCACGAACAGAGCCTAGTGCAGTACCATCAACCACTGTGATACCAATGTAGCTGTCGCCTGTAACTTCACAAAACAGTTCGTAAATTGCATGGTTACGATCTGTGCGTCTTTTACGGGATACTGTTTTGCTGTTCATGTGTTTATTATACTGCACTTTGAGCCAGACGTCAACCATTTTCTGGTGATTTGAGCCAGAAATTTGAGCGTTTTTTGGTGTTTTTGTGTTGTATTTTTGCAACAAACTGGAATATACACTAGATTAAGCTGAAAGTTGGGTATTTCTGATATAGTTTAACTAAATACACTTGGCAGACGATTTTGCCAAAACACAAGGAGTCCAAAATGGCCTCAAAATTAATGGTTATCAAACAAACTCGCCCATCAGTAGATGTAGCGTTTTACTCAGCACCTGCTGAATCCAGAGCCGCAATGCGAGCAGAACTTTTACCAATCGTTGCCGGTGAACGCAATATTGACGGTGGTAAGAAAAAGGTTCGTACATTGTTATTCACTACTGCTCAATCTTTTGCTGATTGGCAAGCGTCTGAATTAATCCAGGGCCAAATTACTGCCCGTACTGCACATAATGCAGCCAATGGTATTGTGACAGAAATTCACACAATTGACATGCCAAACTACAATCCATTTAAAGCACCTGTTTAATATTGGACTTGTGAAAGAACCCGGGATTCCCGGGTTTTTTTCTGGCTACAACATTTTAAATACTAACGATGACCATAGCCTGACCTAAACGCTTCGTTATCACGCCGGCGTTGTTCTTCATTAAAACGTTGGCGAGCACCACGTTCGCAAGCCGCCCGCTCATTGTATGAGTAATAACGATTGCATGCATCATTAATAATGATAACACGTTCATGTGTGACAACAGGTACTTGTTGTACTACCACAGTTCTGGACTGTGCCATACTATTACCAATAATCATACCTGCTGTACCTGCAACAATTGCAGTACCGGCGCGACTTGCACAACCGCCCAAGGCCAGTACAGTTACCGCAATAACTAAAACTTTAATTATCTTCATCATACTCCTCCAGTTCAATATCAATTCGTAAATCACCGTAAATGGTCAATAACTCTTTGTTGCTGATGTTATTCCAATTTGTATCAAGTTCCTCGCCCAACTCTTCAGCCAAACGATGACACTCTTTAATCACCATGTCGCGCATTATCTACGCATCCTTGCAATGTCTTCTGCATCTTCTGTTCTAAACACAGGAACAGCATTTGACTTATGAAGTTGTCCAATGCCAATCATTTTGTCGCCAGTGTAGACTGGTACTGGCTTTAGTGTGGCATTACCGCTGCCACTATCTCGGCTGGGGATACGAGCTTGTTCCGCACCACGGTGAGTTTGTTTGGGAGCAATATACGCTTCAGCACCCAAGGCACGAATACGCTTTTTATCTTCAGCTTCAACACCCCAACGCTTTTGAAGTTCTTTCCATTCAGTATCTAATTCACGAGCTTTACGAGCATGTTCGGCTGAAGCAAATTTCTTCTTGCCCTTGCGTTTACCAATGGTGCTGAGCCATGGACCTTCTAAATGCATTGTCATCTTGAACCTTATTGTCAACTGTTAAGTGCAGTATAACATAGAATTTGCTACTTGTCAATACCCAATATTCACCAATTTGGTCCATGTGGACCTGCTTATTAATAAATGTTAAAAGTCAAACGCTTGAGCAACCGATCAGTCTCACCAGGTTCAAATGTCACTGCGTCTCTGCGGTGTACACTGTTCCAATTGTTATAAATCAGCATGTCGCCATTGGCCCAATGATGCTTGTACAATGCATCTTTTTTGCTTTCGCATAAACGATATATTTGCTCCATGAAGTCTGACAGGCCCATAACTTCTTTACCAGATTTAGCAACATGGTGGATCCAGGTTTGACCTGGCCCGTAACAATTCATACGTGGGCTTACTCGTCCGGTATAAGGATCTGTTTTGAGAAATGGATATTCAATCATTTGTGTTCCGGGCGCATACATATAATGCTGAGTTATAGTTACATCACTATAAAATGCTTTTTCTTCATCAGTGAACTGTTCGTATGCAACTTCAAGATTTAGCCAATAGGTATCACCGCTGCCGTTTTGCGTAGTTTTGGCCATGTACAATGCTCGAGCTGGAAAACTTTTTGGACCAATATGTGACATATCAGCGTGATATTTCATATCATTGTCTTTCCAAAAGTTATTTGCAGTTTTAAAATAACTTGTGGGCACTTGTAAATTTTCCTTGTTTAACGTGACATCAAACTTGCCAGAGCCGGCCTTATAATCATCAAGTGTCCATAACTGCCCAAACTTTTTACCAATTTCGTGAAACTGTGTATCTGTCAAGTCTGGTGGTAATCCTTTGAGAACAATTACCCCTCGGTCCACCAGCCTGTTGCGCCAAACTTCTGCGGTTTCTTGAACAACCTCGTCATATGATACTGTGTATTCAGTACACCAATTTTCGTATATGTTATGTGTTTGCATTTGATATTTATGGCCAAAGAAAAAGGAATGTTACCAGAACATTCCTTTAAATCTTATAATAAAAGCCGCTTACTTAATACGGCGCACACTACGGGGTGCAGTACAATTGTCCGGACGCCTGGACCGCTAGAAACCTTTAACTAGTCGGCCCTACCGTTGCGACAACGGAACCTAAGGTAGGTGTTCTTTACTAAGTTTATTTATTTCAGACTCTATATTACCAGAACGTTAGTGTTGGCTATACGGATTTTTTGGTGTATCGTATCCGTCATCATTAGGATATACAGGATAGATATCCGGACTAGGAATTGGTTCCGGCAATGGTTCCACTTCAGAATCATTCATGTGGCTTTTCACCAGTTAATGTAGGACGACTGAACCATAGACGAAACCAAGCATCAGTGCCAGGCTTAATATTATGATCCTTTTGATATTTTCCTAAATTAGGCAATTCGGGACCCGCTGCCTTGGCTTCCACTGTGGCATTTGTATAAACTCCAACGGCTTTTAGATCTGCAGGGTTAACGTAGGCATCTGGCACACCTGGGTTATTACCTTGCGGATTAAACATGCTGGCAGTTACACGATGCTGTTTCATAGTGTATCTTCGCTGCCTTCACTGTAGTGTATTAGATCTTCTACCAAACTGTACAGGCTTTTTGCCATGCGGTTTTCAGCATAGCCATGTCCACCAAGTGCAGCTTTGATGTGTGCCAATGTGTAATTTTTCATTGAGCCATATTCTCTTGGCAGTCTAGCACGGATCAGCTGTTCAATTTCACTCAGTGTAACGTCCAATGACCTTACAAGTGTTTCCAATTCGCCAGCAAGCTCTTGTGCTTCTTCGGGACTGATGTCGTCATTGATGTCTTCTGCAACTGGAGTACCCGCCACAGTAGAACTATTGGCAATGCCAGCCAACTGTTGAATGCGACTAACGTCATATTGTTCTTCTACGTTAACGCTGCCAAGTGCTTCATTTACTTGTTGTTTGTTCATGATATTTTGCTTTTTATAAATTAAAAGCCCTTGAAGTATTTAGTCAGCTGGTTTGATTATTTTAGATTGAAATTATGTGCAAAACGTTTACCCACATAGTCCATGACTGCTAGATTTGAGTCAGCAGCCTCAGTGAAGTATGTGGTAATATTGGGATGATCTAGTTCAATACTGGCTACAGTTTCCCCGCTAGCACTGACAGTATGTATGCCATACTTGGAGCAAAGGTGTCTAACTACTGTGTTACTGCTCAAACAAACCATATTGCCTTTTAGTTTGTTATGTGTACGGCACCATTGTATAACACGTCTAAACAATTGATTGCCTAGTCCTTGACCTTGATATTCGTTAAGCACACTGAATGCCAATTCCATCTCATCATACAGTGCAATATGACCTACGGCAACAAGGTCTAGCTCACTATTTTCCACACAAAATAGTATGCTTTTGTCAGGTTCTGCTTCAAATTGATCACATAATTGATCAATCATTTCATCGCTGATCACGTATCCAAATCGCAGATATTTGCTTTCTGCGCTTAGTGATTTCAGGTGTCGACGATACTTGGGATATTCGCTAACCAACACCCTACGAACAGCACTCATGCTGTTAACTACCTGAGTAGTAGTTTTTACGTTCAGCCTTGTGCTGTTTAATTGCACGAATTGCTTCGTACATTGCTAAGAAAAATGTTTTCATTTGTATCCTCTTGTTCTTGCTAGCCCTTGTAAGAGCTGTCTTTGACGATATTCTAAATCAGCAACATTTTGTGACGCATTTAGATACTGTTCATCCCACCAATCCAAATTGGACTGGTGAGATAGACGGGCAAAGAATTTTTTAATTCTGGCCCACATACGATTACTTCTTGCTGGATTTGGCAGTGAATGTATCAATGCCAGGAACCTTGAAAGCTTCTACATTTTTGTAGGCTTCTGCGGCTTGTGTTTTAAAAGTCTCGGCCAAACGTGTATTAACGTCTACCAATGTTTTGGTAAATTCAGTTGACGCAGTTGTTAACTGTGCAACCAATTCTTTGGCCAATTTTTGGTTTGATTCGAAAGTTTTTGTGATTTCTGTGAACATTTTATTTTCCTTTAATAAGCAAATGTTAGTAGCCTCTAATGAGCACTACCACTAGTAGAAACGCTATCAGCGTTTTCACTAGTATAACACTATATATGTTGCAGTGCAACATCATTGTAGCCCGTTTTAACGATTTTTAAAGGAATTAGTAATCACTCACTAATTTACAAAAATGTTTAGTCTGTATAAATAACGCATACTGATTGAACAGTACCCACCCCTAAAGGAAAATAAAATGAGATTAGTTCAGGAAGACCCAAACGGCGCCGGTCACTACCGCCCTACGCCAGAATACAGTACTTACATAGAAGAAACATATGGCACTGCCATTCAATTTGAAAGAGATCTTGACGGAGCCGTTCTCACAAGCAAAATGATATTTGCTACCGATGCCGTCCGTCAGCAATACAATGCTGATCCAGCAGTAATTGAACACCTTCGTTTACGCAACGAGCATAATGCTGCCAATGGTATTATTTCTCGCACTCACTTTGAGTAATTAGATTTGCAAATGCAAAACTAGATAAGTTTTTGCCTTTACTTTCACATTGGATATCAAATTCGGCACTAAATGAAGACGCCCATTCATTTAGTGCCGAATTCCAATAAAAGTCTGAATGTGCTCTTAGCTTTTGCTTTTTATAGCCTAGCGATAAAAGGGAGGCCATATCGGGTCTAACATCAGTGGCATGCCCAACGAGTACATCTTCGCGAGAAACACTGTAATGCATAGCAGGACGGACACCACGCCAACTGTCAATAACCCGTTTAACACGTACTTCGCCAGGATCAATATACTCTCCTGAGTTAATCCAGTGATGGTGTACGTCAAGTACAATCGGAAGGATATCAGCCAGTTGTAGGCATGTGTCAAGGTTGTGTGAGTTCTCTTCATTTTCAATAGTTATGCAGTTACGAGCCTCTGGACTTAGCCGATTATAGGCCTTACGAATACCTTCGGGGCCTTGTTGTCCACTAATGTGTACATTGATCTTAAAGTCCTGGAATGTTTTACCATAACCCATCCAACGTGCTAGATCAGCATGATATTCAAATTCCAAGATACTGCGTTCTACAATGCCTTCATTAGCCGACGCAAGTACACAAAACTGTCCAGGGTGAAAACTTAGACGCACACCTAGTCTACGTGCGGCTTCGCCTACAGGAGCAAATATTCTAGCACAGTGATCCTGTACGTCTTGTTGTTTCCAAAAAGGAATCCAGTCTTCGTGTGTATAGCCCTGTAGCATTTCACTGCCCAAGCGCACCATGCGTCTATGTTCGGGCAAGCTGCCCACACGTTCAACTAACAGTAGTGCCGCACGAGCATTATGATTCATAATGTCCCACTGACGCTGTTCGGCCTCTGCAGGATGTTCACGCAACCAGCGCATGGTGGTACTACGACCGTTTAGATCGCGATCTACTGACGATGGCTTTAAGCCAGCTACTTCGCTGGGATGATTGATCCACTTGCAACAAAAACCCACACGACTCATAATTGGCTCCTACCAATGCCGGACAACGCCAGCCACAATAAAACAGTTTGTAATAATGTATGTTAACACAATTATCGTACGAAAGCAAGCAATACGATCTGCTTCTTGATCAGTACTGCCTGCTTTTTCACCTAGGGCCTTGGCCCACAATCTCCACATTTTCTTCATATAGTGCCACGAAGCAGGGACGAAATGAAAATAGTCAAACAGCAAACGTCAAACAGCAAATATCAAACATGGGTCTTTTGCTTAGGCATTACATCAAACATCAATATAATTTTTAATGCCTAAGCAAGACAATGTTAGTTTAGTTGTTCAGACTAAGCCAGTAGTTTTCATCGAGTGATCGATGATATATTTTCATTCCCTACCCTGGACTAAGTGTGGCAGTCTTAGTCTAGCCCGAGCTCAGTTAGCACAAGTGCTACCTGTTCAGGTACTTCAAACTCTGTACGGACATTGAT